ATCCCCCAGAAAGATGATACCTTCGTCCAGTTTGGTGATTTCGCTGATATTAAAAAAATTATTAAGTCCCGTCTCTTCTACCCTGCGTTTATCACGGGTCTCTCGGGCAATGGTAAAACGTTCGGTATCGAGCAAGCGTGTGCTCAACTCGGACGGGAACTGATTCGTGTAAACATTACTGTAGAAACTGATGAAGACGATCTTATTGGTGGGTTTCGTCTTGTGGACGGCAACACTGTATGGCATAACGGTCCAGTCATCGAAGCGTTACAACGCGGTGCGGTCCTGCTCCTTGACGAGATTGACCTTGCCTCCAGCAAAATCCTTTGTCTACAATCCGTGCTCGAAGGAAAGGGAATCTTTCTGAAAAAGATTGGTAAGTTCATTCAACCTACTGATGGATTCACTGTGGTTGCCACTGCAAACACCAAGGGTAAGGGTTCTGATGACGGTCGCTTCATTGGCACCAACGTTCTGAACGAAGCATTCCTTGAGCGTTTCCCAATCACCTTCGAGCAAGAGTATCCTACTCCTGCTGTTGAATCGAAGATCCTTTCAAAACTCTGTGAAGATGATGAGTTCGTCACCAAACTGGTAGACTGGGCAGACATCATTCGCAAGACCTTTCGTGATGGTGGTATCGATGAGGTGATCAGCACTCGCCGCCTGGTCCACATTGTCCAAGCGTACAAGATCTTCGGTAAGCGTATGAAGTCTATCGAAGTTTGCACCAATCGTTTCGACGAAGAAACCAAAACGTCCTTTATTGAACTCTACGACAAAATTGATGAGAATGCCGAATCACCTGACCAAGATGCATAATTACATCGGTAGCATTGCAATGCTGAAGACTGGGAAGTCAGTCAAAATCCTCGGCGGTACGGGTCTGGAACTCTATGTTCAGACCCTTGACGGATCCGTTGAGAGGTGCTATCATAATCAACTGGAGTACATCTATCAAGCATGACTTTCAAATATAATGAAGATGCTCTGTTAAAGGAGCTACGTGATTACATTTCTGCAACTTATGAACAACACTATTCTGCTGGTAACGACAGCATTCAAACGTTAGACCTGATCGAAGCATGTGGTGATGCAGAGGCATTCTGCCGTAGCAACATCCTCAAGTATGCTTCTCGGTATGACAAGAAGGGCACTGCCCGTCGTGATATCGTCAAGATCCTTCACTACGGTCTGCTTCTCTTGCATTTCTCTGACAAGTCTAACGTTACTGAACCCTACAACCAATGAGTAAATTGATTCTATCTAGAGATACCCACCAGATCCTGAAGAACTTTTGTACAATCAATGCTTCTATCATGATCCGTGAGGGTAATACTCTTAAAACCATTAGTGTTGGTGAGAATGTCATCTCCCAGTTCAAGTGCGAAGAAAGTTTTCCACAGACGTTTGGCATCTATGATCTGTCAGAGTTCTTGTCTGGATTGAGTCTGTTCGACTCGCCAGTGCTTGAGTTTGAAAGCAACAAGTATGTGAACATTGTCGGTAACGGCAGGAAAGCACGTTACTACTTCTCTGATCCAGAGATCACGCTGAAGGCAGCACCAGAGAAAGACATCTCTGAACCTGAAACTGACCTTGAGTTCAATATTTCTCAAGAAGATATTCAGGCATTGCAGAAAGCATCCCAGGTGTATTGTCTTCCCGACCTTGCATTCTGTTCTGATGCTGATGGCAAGATTACCATCAAACTCTTCGACAAAGAAGATGACACCTGTAACGTTTACGAACAGGATGTTCTTGGTAATAGCACTGGTGAGTTCCACCTTCGCATGAAGATGGAGAACCTGCGTCTACACACAGGTGACTATCATGTTCAGGTGAAAGAGAAGTGGGCAAGCATCTGGAAGCACCAGCGTCTTGATTTGAAATACCTTATTGCACTTGAACCTTGACTAGAGAATGTGGGGGGTGTACTCTGTGTTGTAGGGGAAATCTAACGCTCCAAGCAAAAGAACACCAAGTATATCCAGGTCACCCTTGCCCATATCTAGTCGATTCTGGTTGTGGTATCCATGACGATCCATCAAAACCAGAGTGTTGTGATAGTTATCTTTGTGCTTGGTTGAAACATCCTGACATGCCAGATTGGATGAAACCAGACAAAGTTGGGTTCTTACTGACGGAAGCAAACTCTTATGTAACACTTACTGCAGATTTTGCTAGTAGTCAGATTGATGGAACTGCATTGCTTTATGCTATTGATTGGTGTAAAGTAAAAAAGAAAGCCATGTTCTATACTGCCAAGTCTCCTGGGACAGGTGAGTATATTCGTGGTAATATTATGAATCATCCAGACTCCTTTCACAGGAGAGGATCTATGGATGAAATTTTTGAACCTATTGAATTATTTAATGATGGATAAAAAATTCCTTTGGGTGGAACAGTACCGTCCTCGTACTATTGATGACTGTATTCTTCCTCCCAGCATTCTAGATGTGTTCAAAGGTTTCGTTGAACAGGGTGAACTTCCTAACTTGCTGCTCCCTGGCACTGCAGGCATCGGTAAAACCACCGTTGCAAAGGCATTGTGTGAAGAGATTGGTGCTTCTTACATCGTGATCAACGGTAGTGACGAAGGTCGCTTCCTAGACACCATTCGACAGAAGGTTCGCACCTTCGCCAGCACTGTCTCTCTGTCCTCTAGCAGCGCCCACAAGGTCGTTATCATCGATGAGGCAGACAACACCACCAATGACGTGCAGTTGTCCTTGAGGACCGCTATCGAAGAGTTCCACAGTAACTGTCGGTTCATCTTCACTTGCAACTTCCCTAACAAGATCATCGAACCACTGCATTCTCGATGCACTGTGGTTGACTTCAAGATCAAGAAGGGTGATCAAGCTGGTCTACAGGTGAAGTTCTTCAAACGCTTGAAGAGTATCTTGGAAGAGAACAATTGTGAGTATGTACCTGAAGTTCTCCTCAAACTTATCGAACGATACTACCCAGACTGGCGTCGTTTGATCAATGAGTGTCAGCGCCACGCTGCTGCTGGTGCTATCAACACAGACATTCTGGTTGATATTGCTGACATCAAACTGGATGACCTTGTGAAAGCGATGAAGAACAAGGAGTTCACCACTATCAAACGATGGGTGACAGACAACATCGACAATGACCCAAACATTGTCATGCGTAAGATCTATAACACTCTCTATGAGAATGTTAAACCCAAGTACATCCCAGAAGCAGTGCTGATTATCGCCAAGTATCAGTACCAGATCGCATTCGTTGCCGATCAAGAAATTAACTTACTTGCATGCCTAACCGAAGTCATGCTTGGTTGCGACTTTAAATGAAACTATGACCGTAAATGCATTCCACGTCACCATCTACTACACGGAAGAACGGAAGCGTGAGTTCCACTACAAGATGCCTAGTCATCAGCAAGGAACAGACTCAATTTTGAGAAAAATGAAAGCTGAAAATCCAGACGCATTCTGTGTTATTGTTGAACGCAATGGCAAAGAGTCTCAATGGATTAATCCAGACTTCAAATGATCACAACGCTCAAAAACTACAAGACAGGAGCATACAAACAGTTGAAGGAGACTATTATGTCTCCTAATTTTCCATGGAATTTCTATGGAACAACAATTGAAAATCAAACTGATGACCTGCACCTGATGTCTCACTGCTTTCTAGCGAGACCAGGGCAGGAGAATCCATATACCATATCGTTGAGTGAACATACGCGACTTGCTGCGTTTGTTTGCCGACAAATTTTGGGTATGAATGAGATAGAAGTACACATGTTCTATCGTATTGCTGTCAACCTAGTCTTTGACACCGAAGGTACTAGCGTCAAGCATGTTGATCACGAGTATCCACATGAGAATCTGATCATTTACTTAAACAAGTTTGACAAAGGCAGAACTTTGGTGTATGATGAAGATGATAATGAGCATAGTGTGACTGCCAAAGAAGACAAGGCAGTCACATTTAATGGTTCCTACCAGCATTGTCATGAATCTTCTTCCAACGGAAGGAGAATTGCCCTTATTGCTACCTATTTAAAAGATGAGTGAAACTGTATTGATGCGTCTGTATTCTGGTGAGGATGTTCTCACCACCATTGCAGAAGAAACTGATGATGCTTATCAATGTGAGAACATTGTGGTAGCAGTGCCTGCTCAACAAGGGCATATTGGATTTGCTCCATGGGCACCTATTGCCAAGGAAGGAGTCTCTATCAGGATTGCTAAAGACTACATCGTGTATGTTACTGAACCCAACCCTGATCTGGCAGAGCAATATGAAGGACTATTCTCCAAAGTAATCACCCCTAAAAAGAAACTGGTTCTCTAATGAATGTACCTAGTAACGAAGAACTTGTCCACCTCAAGATTCAAGCAGCACTACGTGAGAATGTGTTTGCTGAAGACCAGATGAAATATCTGGGAGAACGTGCTGGACATCACTGGTATCTTATTGCTGGTGAGCACGAAGTTCCAGTTAGCGAAATTGAAGAATTTGAATTTGCAGGTTATGTCGATGAAGAAGACGACTCCCCAGAACGTACAAGAGGCGAATGAAAGTCTCTTTCGTGCTACAATGAACTTACCTGCTGCAGCCAGACACTGTGGCATGACTGAACGAGAGATGAAGCACATCTTTCGTGAATATTTGAAGTACAATTCTCCTGATTATGAAGTCATTGAAAACACCGCTCCGTTACCCAGGCGGGAAAAGCAGAGCGGTAAGCAAACTGTTCCAATACCTCCCCGACCTTACCCAGGTAAGAGAGTATCGTGAACCATTTCTCGGTGGTGGTAGTGTTGCCATTGAGATCACGAAACGTTATCCCAAGATGAATATCTGGGTGAATGATTTGTACGAACCATTGTATAACTTCTGGTGTGAGGTGCGTGACAATGGTAGAGAGATGCGTGATCAACTGGTACAACTGAAGTATCGGTATTGCGAACCAGCATCTGCTAGAGTTCTGTTCAACCAAGCAAAGGAAAAAGTAAACGATGATCAAGCATCCAAACTTACTCGTGCTATTAGTTTTTACGTTGTTAACAAGTGCTCTTTTTCTGGTCTCACTGAATCCAGCTCCTTCAGCAAGCAAGCGTCAGAAAGCAATTTCTCGATGCGTGGAATTGATAGACTACCTCAATTCGGAGAACTGATCGAGAACTGGAAAATTACTAATCTATCTTATGAAGAGCTCTTTACCGACAGTCGAGACATATTCACCTATCTCGACCCCCCATATGATATTAGAGATAACCTCTACGGACGGAAAGGGTCTATGCACAAGTCCTTCGATCATGATGCCTTCGCTCGTGATTGTGATCGCTTTGCTGGTCCTCAATGTATATCTTACAACTCGTCTGCTCTTATCAAAGAACGGTTCGAGGGGTGGACAGTAGGAGAATTTGCACACACTTACACCATGAGGAGCGTGGGGAGTTATAATACAGATCAAGCAAAACGGCACGAACTGGTGCTGACTAACTATGAAGTGTGAAGTCAAACTCTATGTCGCAGGCACCGTCTTCACCGAACAGGTGATCGCTCGCGACTACCAAGAAGCACGAGAGGTTGCTCTTGCTCGTAATCCCAACGCTAAAGTTCTAGGAGTCACTGCTAAAACATGAGTTACAAACTTACAGATTATCTGTATTCAATTAACCAGTCCAAGAAGAATATCATGGACGCTGATGAGGGTGCTGTAAAAGGTTACCCTCCTTTTATTATCAACAAGTGTATGGCACAGCACACTGATGCTGTTTTGTTCGCCAATGAGATGAACAAGCATCCCGAGTTGGATAAGAAGATGCAATATGACTTTTATATAAATAGTTTGAAACCTAGGAAGCGTTACGCTCCTTGGGCAAAGAAAGAAACTCTTGAGCATCTTGAATTGGTGAAGCAATATTATGGATATAACCATAACAAAGCACTTGCCGCTCTACGTATCCTCACGAATTCTGATCTTGAACAGATAGCCAAACTATTAGATACAGGCGGAATAAGATGACAACTGAAATTGAAGTACAGTGGCAACCTTCGGACATGGTGGAAGTAAGTCTGTCTGAACCAGATGATTTCCTGAAGGTTCGTGAGACTCTGACCCGTATCGGTGTTGCTTCTAGAAAAGAACGCAAACTATACCAGTCTTGCCACATCCTTCATAAGCAGGGCAGATACTACATTGTTCATTTTAAGGAACTCTTCGCCCTAGATGGGAAGAAGACAAACCTTACACAGAATGATGTCCAGAGACGTAATCGTATTGCACAGTTACTGTCTGACTGGGGTTTAGTATCTGTGGTGGAAGCAGA